AGAGCCAATAGCTACACCTAAGTTAGTACGAGCGGTGGCTGCACTTGCTAGATCAGATAAGTTGTTCGACACCTGTGCAAACTTAGCGTCAGAAGCCGTTTGTGTATATGTGTTTGCTACGCTAAATGCGCCATATGCAACAATGTCTACATTATCGCCAGTGGTGGCTCCAGCAGATAACACAATGCTAGTGCCATTACTCGCTGTGAAGTCTGTACCGCTAACAAGTTTTAAACCATTCAAATATACATCAACATAACCTACGTCATATGTAGAAGAAAATGTAGTCTGGTTTGACGTAGCGGTATATGTATCGCGTGACGATGTACCATTCACCGCAGAGCCAGCCAGAGCAAACGAGTTACCGTCATAGACTTTCATTAAGTCATTGGTTGAGTCCCACCAGAGCATACCCTCAGTCGGTGATGATGGCGCAGAGGCACTAATCTTATAAGTGTTACCAAACGCACTCACAGAAGTGATATTAGATGAAACAGTGCTTACAGCAGTGATGTTAGTAGCAACGGTATCAATGTCGGAATAGTAAGGTGATACTAGAGCCTCTTTGTTTGTTACTGTTGTAGCCGAACTTGCTGCACCTGAAGCCGAACTTGCTGCTGCGGTAGCCGAACTTGCTGCATTGGTTTCACTTGAAGCTGCGTTAGTCGCAGACGTAGATGCACTGGTAGCACTTGAAGCTGCATTAGTCGCAGACGTAGCGACAGTAGATTCACTAGAAGCCGCAGATGTAGCAGACGTAGATGCAGCAGAGGCCGATGTACTTGCAGCACTCGCTGAAGACGCTGCGTTAGTCGCAGACGTAGATGCAGCAGAGGCACTGCTGGCTGCTGAAGTTGCGGAGGAAGATGCAGCACTAGCACTAGTAGCAGCATTGGTAGCAGATGTACTTGCATTGGTTTCACTAGTAGATGAATCAGTAGCTGAAGTGGCTGATGAAGTAGCTGAAGTAGCTGACGAAGTGGCTGAAGTGGCTGCGTTAGTTTCACTAGTTGCTGCATTAGTAGCAGATGTATTGACAGTGGATTCACTAGCTGCTGCATTAGTAGCTGATGTGGATGCAGCAGCAGCAGCGGCCTGTGCATCGACGGATGCTTGTAGAACTTCTTCTACAGCAGCAGAGCCAGAGACAGAAGAAGCTCCACCTGTTCCGCGATAAATACTCATAAATGTCTCCTTTACTTTTGTGATAAGCTCTATTTCTAAAGCCCATTAAAAAAGAAAAACGAGAAGGGACTCGTAAGCCCCAACTCGTTAGCAGCTTAATGATTAAGCTGGTAAGACAATACCAATACCGGATGCGGCACGTAGAGTCTGGATACCATAGATAGTATCGGAAGTGAACAGGGTGGACAAGTATTCTTGTTTGTACTGAGTCTGAGAGCGTACCCCTTGCTGTTCAGCAAATACGATAGCGTCTTTGTGCATCAATACACCTAGCTTGTTTGCACCTGATTCAAGTGAGGGACAGTTAGTAGAAACATATACATCAACACCGTAAAGAGTGCCAATCTTACCGTTAACAACACCACGACCATCTACAAAGTCAGAAGACATGTAGCGATCAATACCACGAATAGTATTCACAGCAGAAGGTGGGATAACAAGTACACGCTGATCCATAGGAGTATCGTTGTCATCAAGCAACTGGATACCATCACGGAAGGCTAGATCGGTAATTACGTTTTCAGTACCTGTAGCAGAATAAGTAGCTAAGTTGCCATTACTGTCTACTTCATACAAAGTAAACTCAGCCTGTGCTTCAGCGAACAAGTCAGTGTCAACCTGTTTAGCTAGTGCATAGCCAGCATCGTCAGTGTAGAACTTACGCAGAGAGGCTAAAGCCTGTACTTCGGTAATGTCCTCAATCAGACGGGAATACTCGTAATGTTTGTCAATACTTACTACTACTTCAGTTTCAGTAGCCGCTTGTAAAGTAACCTGTGTCGAGGCTGCTTTAACTGAAGCAGAGCCACGCGTAGGTTTAGGGATGTTGATAGTATCCCCTTTCTTACCTTTCATCGGCATTTTGTTTACTACGTTAGCAAGAACCAAAGAGTTCTTGTACGCAGCTACGATTTCATCAGACCACAGTTCAGGAATGAACTTCGCTGCGGTTGTGTTTGTTACATGATTAGAGCCAAGAGCCATAATATTTTACCTCAATATAAAAATAATTATTTGACCCGTTTCTCAGCATAAGCTAATGTTATTTCATCAGCGAGTTCAGCATAGCGATTCGGATCGTGTCGCATTAAGTCAATAATGTCAGCGCGTCGATATATTTTTCGGGAACGTCCCTCACCGCTTCCTTTACTACTACCTGTTGCAGCAGCTTTACGTTGGCGTTTAGTTTCATTTCCCTCTACTTCTTTGGTCTGTTGGATAATACGTTTACGTTCTTTCCAGTTAGAGAACAGCTCATCTGCTGCATCGTAGTCATAACCTTGGTGTGCACGTTTAAACAACTCAGTGCGTACCTTAGAACCTTTAACCCATTCACCAAAGTCTCCCTCTTGAAGAATATCTTGGAAGTCAGGGTGCTTAGACTCTAATGTATTCACTGCCTGTTTCTGGCGTAATGAAAGTTGTAATTGTTCAGCAGCCTTAATCTTTGGGTGCTTCTCAATCGCAGCGTTCATCGCTTTCTCAGGGTCTTCAAAGAAGTCTATATCTTCTTTCTTTTCTTCCGTGGGCTTTGCAGCTTGCGTCTGGTTTAGTATAAAGTTATCTACAAGTCTTCGTAAGTCACCAACTTCAGAGGACTGTCTCCCTAGCAGCTTCTCAGCTTCCTGATGCATTTGGATAATATCTTTAGCAGATTTACCCTTGTATTTCTCAGGGAGAGTGTCTTCTTCGTCTTCGACTCCAGCTTCAGCGTCAGGCTCTTCTGCCTGATTCTCTTCAATGATTGTCTCTTTCTGAGGGTCATCAAATGTTTGAAGCTCTTCGTCATCTTTTAACTGTAGTTCTTCATCTTCACGCGGTTCGTCAAGAAATTCTGCCATTAAAAACTCCGTACTTTTCAGTATTGTGGATAAATATATTAGAGAGGCTCATGCCCAACGCAATGAGTTTATTCTCTTTCTTCCTTAATTTCTTTATAAGTTGCTTCAATAGCAACTTGCCAATTAAGGATAGTGTCCATCACAGTCAGTTGACCTTGGATGAACTTCAAGGAACCCTCATTCTCTACATGTCGTATGTTAAAGGATGAAGCATTCTCTTGTATGTCTTCGATAAATTGTTTCCAACCATCGGTTAAAAATAAATCGAAATATGTTTCGTAATAACTTTCTATGTCGGGGGTCATTGACTTTATCCAGAAAGTATGTTAGTGGAGGAGAGACTATAACATACTTTTAAACATTTGTCAAGTCTTTTTTGACTTTTTTTTCTGTTTAGGTATAGCTAATGTTTTCTCTAGCGATTCAATCCTCACCTCTAAAGCATTATGCCTCCGTTCCATAGAAGCTAATATACCGTTAATTTGTTCTACTAGTTCATCTAAGCGCACTATTTACCTCGCATCTGCTTCTCAACAATCTTTTCCTTACTGATTATCTCACGCTCCTTTAATCGTAGTTTAGCTACTTCTGCCCTACGTTCAAATTCCTTATCATCAGCATCCCCTGCCTGTAAGTTATTAGAGAGAGCTGCTGCATACTTAGCCTGTACTTCGATAGGAAGTAACTCAGTCTCAACACGATTCTGTTCAATACGTGTCTGAATCTCTTGCGTCTGTGCAGTGATATAATCCAGTTTAGCCTGCTCTTGAGCCATCAGCATTTGGTTCTGTACTTCTTGCTGCTGCTGCGCCTGTGGGTTAGGCTGCTGTGTTTGCTTGATCTTAGCAATAATCTCTTCACGATTAGCTAAAGACATGTTCTCAACAACAGATTCAATCAGCGTAGGGTACAACGGACTCTCAGGAGACATGGTTTGTAGTAGCTGTACTATCTGTGTAACCTCATACTCACGAGCAATAACACCGAGAGAGGAAGAAGCACAGAACTTATAGTCTGCTACAGGGTACTGGTCAGGATTAAACTGCATATAGCGCCATGCTGCTTTGGACACGAAAGGTATAAGGAAACTATCTTGGAAGTTAAGCAGAGTACGCTTATGGCGTTTAATGATAGCACCTAAAGACATGCTAATACCAGCCGCTGTAGCCTCACTACCAGCAAATGTAGGCATTCCTGCTGTGTCTATAGCACCTGTTGCCTGTTGTACCATTGCTTGTAGGTTAGAAGTTTGGTTGAAAGTATTAGGATCAAGGTTTCCAAACTTAAATGGCTGCAATATCTCGGCTGGATTACCGTTAGTTAGTAGTGTTTTTCCTGGCCTTACCTCCATCTTAGCCCCACGAGGGAGCCTAGAAGCGTCTACAGCAAGCATTGGGTGTACAGTTAAGGCTAAGGCATCAATACGTGCGCGTAACTCTGTGTCTAACGCTTTCTGGCTGTTGTATCCCTTCTCACATACACCCCGTCCCCAGAAACGAGAGGGTACATTGTCCCATGCAAAGGCAACAACAGGGCGATCTTCCATCATATAAGGATTTGCTTCAAGTTTTAGTAGGACATTTTCATTAGCTATCACTACAATCACTTCAATATAGCTACCTTGAGCCATATCATCCTCTTCACCCTCTGCTAATACTTCACCATATAGCTCTTCATTATACAGATCAGTAGGTACTTTACCATAATATGTAGTTAGGCGTACCTTATCATTATCATAAGGATCGGCTTCACTGTCAAAGGCAATCTTACTGTCATCTGGAGCGTCTTCTAGGTCTACATCAAAGTAAATACCACTGTCAATACCCTCTTCAACAATATGTCGAGGAACAAACTTATCAATAGCCACACCTAATGCTTCATCAATGTTAGTGGCTATAGGGTCAATCAAGAAGTTCTGAGGCAGTACAGGCACTAAACGTGTCACAAAACGTGATCGTTCTTCTACACCTATAGCTCGCATAGCTCCCTCCATTGCTGGACGAGAAGCTGGGGCTAGTTCAGTTACTTCCTCAACTACTAGTTCACCTATACCTGTACCATAGATAGCGGAGTTAAGGATACATTCAGCAATATTCTTACGTGCACTCACGTAGTTCATATCTTCTGTAAGCTGTGAGCGTAGAATCTGAATATCTAGGTTCTGTCCTTGTCTAGTCTCTGCGTAGTCATCCCTAATGTCGAACCATTTACCACGACCAAACGAGGCTTCTTCTACTTCAGCAACGCTTGATTCCACTGCTTGTTGTAGTGCAGGAGAGATAATACGACTACGTTCACTTTCACGCATCTTATCTGAAGCACTCCATATACCACGCCATAGGCGGTAGTATTCCTCATGGGCTTCACGATAAGTAACGTCATAATGGTCACGCCAATCATCACATTTATTCATTACCCATTCAGTAATGCTAGGGCCAAACTTTATTTCATGTTCATCAATCATATTAATATCCTTACTAGTATCCTGCAATCAGGTCTAATACTTCAAAATCATCTTCTTCATAATCGTAGTTATAACATACTTGTGCCATTTGATCTATGTATGCTAACGAGTCAACAAGGTCATCATGGACTAATTTATTAGGGAACTGAAACAACTGATCCATAAACTCAGGGTTCCATTTCCCTTTATTTAATTTTATATTTCCATGTTCAAAGCGTCCTTGTAATGCCCATACAATACGGTCTGTTTTCTTTTGATTACCATGTGTTAATTCCTCTACGCGGAAGAAACGACTACGCCTCTTCATTAAATCTGTGAGAGGAGACATAACAGCTTGCTTTGCAATACCACGTTCAATTCCTACAGCAGTAGGTTGATACTTAGCTACAGCATCAAAGATCGTCTGCGCTGTCTTATCTAACGTCCATCTACCATAGATAATCTCTTTAACCCACCAACCGTCTAGGCCAACTTTAACAACAGAGATAGCGGTATTATCTAACCGCTTGTTCTTCTTACTAGAGGAGGATTCATCAACGAAACCAGCCAAGTCAATAGCAATATAATAATCACCGTCATCAGGCTCATTCTCGTCAAACTGTACCCATTCCTCTTTAAATATTTCACTGCCTTGTGCTTCAAAGGAAGCTAAAAACTCTTGCTTAAATGCAAATGAAGACATACTCTTCTTTGCTAAGTCAATCTCTTTTGGGTCAAGTAATGGATTATCATAAGAAGTAAAATGCCAAGCCTCATACGATGGGTCTTCACTTAACTTACCATACGTGTACAAATCATAAAAGTGGTTACGTCCCATTGGCGTACCAATAAACAACGCTCCTCCTTTCTGGTCAGCTAGTGCAGGACGTAGTATCTGTTCCCACACACTAGGTTTCATGTCAGCGTATTCGTCCATAACCAAATACTTCAAAGACACACCACGCATTGTCTCAGGTCTATCTGCACCTTTCAGAGAGATAGTAGCCCCATTAATCAACGTAATCTGTAAGTTGTTAATGTGTGCACCTTTAATAACATCATGCCCTAACTCCATTAGAGTAGACCACATAATGTCTCTTGCCTGTCCCTGTGTAGGCGCTACATAGAACACATGACCACGTTGTACTTGTAATGCATTGAGTATTAATAACCATGCCGCAAGGCGAGACTTACCTGTTCGTCGCCCTGCTGCCACAATCTTAAAACGGGCATCATCTTCAAATACATCTTGCTGCCAAGGAAGCAACTCAACATTTAAATCTGCCATATGCCTCTCTTAAACAATGATCTTCTGCCCAGCATAGATTTTATCTGGGTCAGTAATGTTGTTCTGTTCCACTAACTTAGCTACTGTTGTTTTATTTTTCTTTGCTATTTGACTTAGTGTATCTCCTGATTTAACTATGTAGTCATCATATGCCATATCATCGAGGGAAGAAGTTACTTTAGCTATAGCTGTTTCAACAGCATCTTTCTTCTTCTTCTTCTCAGGCTTTAGCACGTCCTCTAGTTTCCCTAAGTAAATCCGTACTGAGTTCCCTGCGGTTTCTCCCTCATCCTCAGTCATTACTTTACCAGCTACTTTGCGTAGAGTGGAGTAGGCATCATCACCTTTATTACTAGAACTACCAGAGAAGTTATATTTATCAGTGAAGTAGACATCGTTGTTATCATCAATCTCAATAGACCCACGGCCTACACTTAATGCAGCCTCAGCTTGTGGGTTGTTCGCTATCTTCTTCACGAAGTCTGTACGTGACTTATCACTGCGTACAAACTCACCTACAGGAGTACCATCATCTAATGGCTCATAGTCTTCATACTCTGTACCCTTCCGTCCTGCTTTAAGAGCATTAGAAACAGATACACGAATAGCATCAACCACTTCTGGCTCAAAATTTTCCTCTGTCTGCTCAAAGTCAATGCCTGTCGCTTTGTTAGCTAACCCTTTAATAAACTGTTCAGCAGGGTCAGATACTGCAACAGATAGGTAGTCTTTTATATCGTCAAACAAGCCCATCAGTGGTTCCTCATTAATTGTTCTAGCTCTACAGCACGACCTTTAACTTGCCCATACCATACGCTTTGTTTCATTTCATCTGCTGCACGTTGATAGTTATTCTCTTCAACAGCATCTAACATCCTAGTAAACTTACTTAGTCCATTCTCCCCTAGATTGAATGCCATATTAACTAAGACACGTTGTACATTATCAGGATGCTCATCTAATTGGATAAGGTTGTTAGCAGCTTCAGTGGCTTCTCGTAGATCATCATTGAAGTTGTCCATGATGTATTCCATACTCACTGCTTCACCTACTTCCAACACATATTCCCTATGTCCTATTCCTGATGTCTTATATCCTAAACTATCTGTGTACACTTCATGTACTACATCTTCATGACGTATTAAATCTTCTTTAATCGTTGATGTCGGTATAGTCTGCGTCGATGGCATCGTCATTGCCAGAGATAGTGGTATCACCACTAACACCAGTGATATTAATTTGTATGGCATTGCGTCCAGCCCCTTTAACAACATCATTCTCAAAGGCTGCTGTAGGCACAACACGGTCAGTGATTATTTTCCACGCAGCAGCTTGGTGTTTATGTTCATCGTTTAATGCCGCCTCAAAGATTGTTTCCAATACTTTAACACTCTTAGGCGAGGCCAACATACGTGCTTTATATTCGTTAATAACCGCAGCATCCCCTTTGGGTCTACCAACAGCATTACGATTACCTTTCTTTTTTGCTTCAACACCAGCTTTACGCGGCCTACCACGTTTCTTTGGAACATCAGAACCAGACATAAACACCCCTATGTAGTTACTAAATAGTTAACTATGTAGTTATCTATATAGTACTGAACTGTACATTGGCTCATGTTCATTATAAGGATAAGAATTATAGATTACAAGGATACCATGTTTCTGTTCCGTCCTATATAGTCAGGAGACTATAGCACACTTTGGAGCAAAAGTCAAGAGATTTCTTAACTATCTTTATTATCTCTTTATCATTCTCTCCCCAAGGTCTACATTGGCGGGACTCATGCCCCTACATAGTCCTCCGCAGTTTCATTATTGCTCTCCAAAATTAGTTTATGCACATCGGATTCTACGGTGCTATCAGCCGTGAAATTAGGTTTAAATAAACCCCATCAACACTCTCCTTTTATCACTTCCTTATTATCATTAATATCACTTTAGTTATCATATACTTATTATATTTATCATATCTTCTAATTTACCTCTTTTTTGTGTCTGTGAAGCACCACCGCGCAAGCGCGATGTATTGTCCCCTCCCCACCGCGCAAGCGCGATGTACAGTCCCCTCCCCCGTCCCCTTGCTAGCCTGTTCAGCCGACAGCGAGTCACATTGTGACTATATAGCTCTCAATAGTCACACTTTGACTAAGTAGTATTAGGCATTGCCAAACTATGTAGAGTATGAGCCTAGGTAGCAGCCTATCAAGACCCCGCCATAGTTTCCCAGAGAATTTATAGCAACTACACTTGCACCTATATAGTTGCAATAGTAACCACATGGTTGCACCAGCTGCTATATAGTTTCACTTGTAACAACTCCCCAATGCTACACTGTTATCTCCATAATCTCACATGCAATAGTTATGCCAACTAATAGTTTCATATGTTATCACACGGTTCTCACCCTACATAAGCATTGTCTAATGTTCAACGTCAGTAGCTCTATATTGCTTTGTAAGCTACGATTAATTAGGCAAGGCCGAGCTATACCTAATGTTATACGCATCACTAGCGAGCTTGTAGGCGCCTTGCTGTTTATATTAGTAAGCTATCATATATACAAATATTAGCCTAATGCATAACTAATAGTCAATGTCAAACAT